GCGCTCTTTCCGATGCACCCTTGCCTTGCGCCTGCGAGATGGCTACCTGTCCAGCTTCGGCAATGCCCGAGTCAATGCCTCGCTGGATCGCCGCCTGCGCATCTGGGCCGGATACCACTCTGCCCTGCTCATCAACAACTCTGACATTGCCCTGCCTGCTGTACTGAACAGCAACACCGTTTCTGTATCTGGTAATGCCGGGGCTGTACTCATCTTGTGCTTGCGCTGCTGCCTCGGCTGGCGGCTCATACATAACCTCGCCTGTCGCCGGATTAACTAGCCTGCGGTCTACGACAACGCCCTTAGCCGTTTCTGGCAGCTGCAATTCGCCCCTATCAATCCCTTCGGCAACCGCCAAAGCAGTGCGCATCTGCGCTCTGCGGAGTGCTTCCGCGTCTCCAGTTGCTGCGAGCTTCAAATCCTCGTAAATCATCATCGTCGGGTCGCCAGAAAGGTTTATTCCTAGCTGTTCGATGGTGTTCAGACGATCCTCAAGCAACCCGAGACCGGCTTCGATGTTGTTACCTTTCAGCAGATTCCCGAGCGCAAAAGCATCCTGATAGCCCGCAGCCCTGACTTTTTGCTGAAGCTCGACGTCCTGAATCTGCGCCTGCCGTTGACGCTGGGATTGCTGTTCAGCAAGCAATTGTTGCTGGCGAGCCAGCTCCTGTTCCTGCGCCATTTCCTGGCGGAATTGCGGAACCTGTTGGGAGAAGGACGCGCCTAGACCGCGAAGAAGCAAACCGATGTCTTGTGCCATGTCAAAGCCCTGCTAATGCCGACGAAAGCCAGCTTGAGTTGAGAGCGGAAAGCGGCATCGCATAGCCCGGAGCGGTTCCGCTTACTTGAGTCGGTCGAGTCGTTACCCCAAGATTGCCGCTACCCAAATTGCCGCCGCCCAGTTGATACCCAAGGGCAGCAGCGTTCAGAGCGTTACCGGCTGCCTGACCGTAGGAAAACGGCTGCATCTGCGCGAACGGCTGCCCAGCGAGCATATTCGCCTGATTGACCGCGAAGCCCTGCTGAGACGCCGCCTGATTCTCTGCCGCCTGTTGGAATGCGTTGATCTGGTCTTGGGTATACCCCTGAGACAGCCCCAATCCTGCCGTTCCGTAGCGGTTCAGGATGTCGCTGAGATAGTTACCTTGGGCAGATGCCAGATTACCAAGCCCAGCCGCCGCAGTACCCACCTGACCCGCCAGAAGCTGACCGGCCTGCATCCGTTGATTAGCAATATCAGCCGCCGTTCCATATTGCAGATTGGCGATATTTCCGCCCGTCTGAATGCCCATGTTCGCAAGGTTGGTCGCGTATTGACCCTGCGCCCCAGCGAGGTTCTGGCGCTGTCCTGCGATGTTCTGAGCGGTTCCTGTAGCAAGGTTGGCAAGGTTCGTCCCGAACTGAGACTCAAGCCCCGCAAGGTTCTCTCTCTGACCAGCGACGCTTTGCGCAGTCCCCGTCCCAAGATTCGCAAGGTTCGTCCCCAAGCCCGTCAGGATGTTCGCGCCAGATCCCGCTGCACCCAGCCCAACCCCAGTGAGGTTGCTCAAGTTCCCAATCTGCTGCTGAAGCCCTTGTCCCGCGAGACCCTGACCGAATCTCACCAGCTCCTGCTGTACTCTGCCGCCTCCTAGACCGCCCGTGGCTGCCGCGCCAGCGAGAGTTGACCGCTCCCCTTGCTCGCGTAGAAAACGAATGTAGGGGCTTTCTTGGTACGCCTGGTTAAATGCGTCCTGACCTAGTGCGCCAGACAATGCAAGCTGCTGCTGTAGCGCCTGAGTGCCCGCCTGTTGGTAGGGTTGGAACAACCCTGCCGCTTGGCCCATGTAGTTCTGAAGGTCGCCTCTGGCGCGTTCTCCTGCGGCCTGGATGCCTGCGATGTTTTCACCATACAGTCCACGCCCAGTTTGCATGGCTTGAGTGAGACTGCCCTGCGCTGCCTGTTGTGCTGCGCGAAGGTCATCAAGGTTCAGTCCGTAAAGTCTTGCGACCTCCTGCATACCAGTGGAAAGGTCACCACGCGCTGCCTGTTGCGCAGCCTGTTGGGTGGCGATTGCTTGGCTCATGCCTCGATTAGCGGCCGATTCAAAACCCTGCAATCCGGTAGGTGGCGGCGTGGTCGGTCTGGACTGTTGCTCAATCACCGCGTTGATTCGCGGCATAATCGATTCAACACTGACATTCTGCGCACGAGCCACCTGTTCGGGAGTGATCCCAAACTGGTTCATGGTTTGATAGATTTGAGCGTCGCTGGCTTGAGGATTGTTCGCCAGATACTGATTGATCTGCGCATCAATTCTCTGGTTAACGTCACCGATATTCGTACCAGTCGCCCGCGCTATCTGTTCGGGCGAGACATCGTACTGCTTCATGGCGAGCAGAACCTGCTCGTCGGTAGCTTGAGGGTTGTCAGCTAACCACTGCCTGATTTGCTCATCGGTAACCATAACTTATCCCTGTGCCTGACCAGCCATAAAAGGCGGCAAGTTCAGCCGCCCGCGAGGAAGTTGTGCGCCGCCGAAAATCCCAGCCAACATCGCTGGATCGTAGGAAATCTGCGTCGGCTGAAGCGCGGAATAGTCCATCGGCTCACCAAGGATCGCAGCGCGTTGAAGGGGAATCCCTGCGAGCAACGCCCTCTGAGCAGCCACATTGCCCTGCTGATAGAGATTTGCAGTAGGCCCATAAAGCTGAGAAAGCATTCCCAATCCTTGCTGCATACCCTGCTGGCGCATCCTCTGACCAGCACCAAACGCCTGTTGACGAATATCCTGCGCAGCCTGATATCCAGGGGCGAGCGCGGATAGTCCAGCCTGCGTCCTCGCAGCCGCTGCTTCGTTGGCTTGGTTAACAGCCTTGCCTTGAGAACGGCGATCCAATGCACTTCCAGCGAGTGATGCAGCAGCTGTTGTCGCAGCAGATCGTGCCGCAGTTCCAAACAACGCCTTTCCAGCAGCACCTAACGCAGCTTCAATTCCCATGTTCCCACCTCGATCCGACTCTGCGGAAATCTAATGATTCCAACATTCTGACCAACCCAACCCGACTATCAGGGGCGGTCGTCCAAACTATCTCAAAATCCTGATGCAACCACTCCAACCCATCTTTCATCGTCTGCCTGACAATCCCGCGATCTCGGAATTTACAAGCAACGTGAACTTCAATCTCTTTCCAATCCGGCTTCGTAAGAACCAACAGCCTTTCATTCATCACCAGCTTGATCCACTCAGCATTTACGCCCACTGGGTCAAACGAGAGAAACTTTCTCACCGAGGGGTCACGAAGGTACTCTAACGCTTCGTCCTCCTCGCAAGCCCTTACACTAAAAGCCATCCCTGCGTTACATCCCCGCCGATATCCGGCAACATCTTGCGGTACTCAATATTTCCCGCTGTTCCAGCAGAGTTGATATACAGTGAATACTGCCTAGCACTCACCACGCCTTCAGGACTTCCCACTCCGATAATCGGAATGCTCAACGATGCGTCAATTGTCCAGTTGCGGAATTGCTGCGTCATTGTGCCGTTCGGCTCAACAATTGGGTTTGCAGCGTTCAGCCTAGGGCCGGTCATTTCGCACCCGGAATGACGTTAGCGGTCAACTGGATTATCACAGGTTTCACCGCATCGGATAAGGTGAAACGAAACACCTCAAACCTCGATGCGCGTCCGTTGCGTCTCCAAATTGCTCGGCGGTTGTATTCACCAACCTTTCCCAACTTGCGCAATCGCTGGTCTGACCATGTTTTGCCGTCAACACTTCTATCCATCGCAATCACTGGGTCAACAACGTCATCGTTACCGACTCCAGATTCTACAGTTAACTCCAAAGACGGAACGAAGATTGACTGCATATCGTTCTGAAATGGCTGAGTCGCTACCGTCCGAATGATCGCCCCTTCGTATTCGGTAAAAAGGTCAGGGTTGAGCTTTCCAACCCTGCCGTCAATGATGTCACCGCAGAGAATCTGATTGTAAGCCTGGGTAAACCCGCTCACGCGATAACCTACCTGCTCTCCCTCAATGTAAGACTTCCGCTCATGCCAACGCTTTGATGAGTGGTCATAAACCAACGTTGAGTTTGGCAATGCGAAGGCAACGAAATACGCGCCGTTCTGCGAATACGTCCATGCGTAAATGTTTGCCAACTGGGTATCAGTGAGTGACTTCAAGATGAAGTCGATAGCCACCGTTGAAATCTTCTGAGTGGAGTTCCCTGCGAACGCCCAGATTGCCGGAGACTCATTCTGACCTCCGCCAACCCACATAAACGTGTCTTGCGTGTTGATCAGGGAATACGGACTGAACACCCCTTTGTCCAAGAACAATCCAGTCCTTTGAAAAGGGAAGTCGCTCCCCCCAATATTCTGGAACGCCTCGAAGGTCTGGCTCCCTGAGATAAACAACTGGTTCTTGAAAACTATCGGAGCAACGATGTTGTCAGGATCAGACTCCGCTGTGCCGAAATCCAAAGCGTTCCAGCTCAATCCATTATTAATCGCGGAGATGATGAACTTCTTGGTGTCCGTTGAGACAACGAAATAGCCGTCTACGAAAACAACAAACTGTGGATCGCCGTTCGCAGTGAAGTCTACGTCAGTGATCTGCGAAAACGTATCGGTGACTTGGTTGTAGATGTAACCATTTCCACCGGGCACCAACACCAACAACTGCGTTCCATTGTCTGCCATCGAGCATCTGGCAGTCCCAGCGACAGTCCCTAACTCCACGAGATCGTAAATCTCAGTCGGGATCACCTGCGTTTGGTCAAGCCGATACAGCTTCGTGCCGTTTACGAAATACGGAACACCAGCCATCGTATGGCATCCGCGATTGGCCTGAAGAATCGTCCCAGAGGTTTCTACCTGCTCAATGCCTGGCGTTCCTCGTAGCGTTTCTTGCGCCAACGCTGGCGCACTCTCAACCACTACATACCAGTTCGTGCATTCCTGCGCAGAAATTGGCAGTGAGTTCGAGACGTAGAAACCGTTTGTGATTGGCAAGATCATCAATGGACACTCAAAACTGCGCGAGACACCGTGATGTTGTTCGTTGCGGTAGCATTCTGCACGAACACCTCAACGTAGTCATTTGTCGCCAGTGACAACTGCCAAACTGCTGACATATTCATATCAGCACCATGACTGATATGCGCCTCTTGCCGCGAGCCTGCGATGGTCGTTCCATTTTTCGCAACGTAGATCGAAATGTGCTGATTTGATCCGCTCGTTGGATCAAGTGATAGGGCCGCCGATACTCGGATAATTTGCGTCTCAGCCCCGGTATACGTCAACCGCCCACCAGTAGTCCCTGTGAAACTACCTCCGAGATCAACCGTCCACGTTCCAGCAACCAACACAGGCGTCGCAGTAGATGCAATCACCGTGGCGGTGGAATTGCCCTGCATATAAACCTGACCGTAG